GCTCCGAGCTGCAGCGGGTGCTCCTGGAGCAGACTGGCCGTTACTCAGACCACGGCTACCTGAGCTTCGACGAGGTGTACGCGCTGGCCGCGCAGGGGACGCCGATGCTGATGTCCGGAGCGCAGTGGTACCACTGGGTCGGTGTGCGCGGCGTGCAGGGGTCGACCCTGTGGATTGCCAACTCGGCGCCCGGTTACAAGGGGATCTACGACAACATGACCCGCGACGACTTCGCCCGACTGGGCGGCTTTAGCGTCGTCTGGCTGGTGTGAGGGAGGGATTTCAGGTGCAGATAGGCGGCACCGCGGCACCCTGGCTGACGATCGGGGCGATCATCGCCGTGATCGTGTTACTGCTGGCGATCCTGGGACTGGTGGGCGTCCTGCCCATGAGCGCGACCGTGGTCTTTGGCCTGGTCGCGGCGCTCGCGGTTGCAAGGCTCGTCTAGGTTGCTCTGAGGTTGGTGGACCATGCGCTGATCGCGCTGCTCAACTGGCTGGTCGGCAGCAGCAGTCCGCTCCTGGCGGGTTTCATTGGCGGGGCGATCGCGCAGGCCGCCGTCCTGCTGGCGACGCGGGGTGAGTCGGCGGTCCCACGTGCGGTCCGTGTGCAGATCGTGCTGATCTGGATGGTCATTCTCGGACTGCTGCTGATCAACGTGAACCAGGGGCAAAACATCCAACAATTACTCGCGCCAACCTGACGACCTGGTGTGAGCGACGAGCTTCCGGCCGGGTGGCGCAGGATGACGGCGCAGCAGCTACGCGCCTGGCTCCAGGCGAGCAATCACCACATGCCCTATCTCTTCTACGCCCGCAAAGAGCACCTGATCAGGTGGATCGAGGAGCACGTCGAACACCAGCGGGCGCGCTGCCCGACGTGCGGCCAGCCGATCTAACCGCCGGGGAAGACCCACACCAGACCTGATTCAGCTTGGTGTGGCCCGTCGTGATCTGGCTCGCAAGTGCAGTATTCGACGGCTTCGCCCGCCACCGGCACGGGGTAGATCTTCCCGCAGTTCGCGGGTTTCCAGCACGTCAACTCAGCCCGCAGCCGCTCAATCTCGGCGCGGAGTTCGTCGCGCTCGGCCTCGAAGGTTTTCACCGACAGCAATAGCAACCCGACCTCGGCACGAAACCCGTCACGCTCAGCTTCTAACGCTTCGGTGCGATCTATGGACTGGGCGGCGATTTCCTTCCACGGCACCAGCGGTTCGTCAGTCATAGCGGCAACAGGTCGATGCAGTCGATGGCATCAGTGAACCGTCGCTGCCGTCGCTGCCACGGTCTTCCCATCAGCAACCACGCGAGCCAGAGCGGCACGCCACACGTCCGACACTTGGTAGAGCTAACCATCTTTATCTCTCTCTGACTGATTGGGTACGCACCCAACAACCTGCGGCAACGTAGATCTGGCGGCAGCGCGGACAGGTGACCCGCTCGAGGTCCTCGCTGCTCACGGCCGTTGGGTCTGCTCTGCATGCGAGCAGCGGCTCGGGTGACGGAAGAAGCCAGTGGACGTCAGTCAGGGTGTTCATACAACCTCAGTCCTGGGCCTGGTTGACCCACGCCAACCACTTGTCGGCGATCATCAGGACCTCGCTGGATTTCACATCTGGCCGACTGGCACCGAACGCGGCCGCGGCCTTGAGCACGGCCAATCTGGTGATGCGCTCGTCGCGCTCGGTGGATACAACTCCCGCACTTTTGAGTGGTTCCGACAGTTTTGAGTCCAGGACTTCGAGTTCTCGGATGAAGCCCTTGGCGTCGACACTCAGCCGCACGTGAGCGCCCGCCTCGGGAAGTTCGACCGAGTGGAATTGGGAAACGTTGACCCACGCGCCACCGATCTTGAGTCCGGTGCGGTTGGTGGCCTCGACGACGCCCTCGACCTGTTGCGTCGGGACGCGACCGTTCATCATCGGAGCCTCCACACAATGACCGTCAGCGTCAGGAGCAGGATCGCCTGCGTCAGCAGCCACCAGCGCAGAACGCGCACGCGGCGGTCGAGCTGGTCGAGTTGCAGCAGCAGCGACACTGCCAGTTCCCGCAGGTCGCGCACTTCCGTCTGGGTGAGCGGCTCGTCCGCCTTCAAAACGCCACCTCGTCGTCTTCAAGGATGGGCCGCGGGCGGCGATCGGTGCGGCGCAGCAGATCCTCGACGCGGCCGTCCTCGAGCAGGCACAGCAGCTCGCGCAGCACGGGCACAAGGTCGACGAGTCGGGCGCTGTCCTGCAGTGCGGCACGGCCACCGGCGCGCCACGCGGCACCCCAGACGGCGGCCATGTCTTCCGACTCGCGCGGGTGATGATGCCTCCAGGCAAAGAACTGGCCGGCGGCACTGGTGAGCTGGAGCGGGGCTGGCATGGCTCAGTCCTCCCGCTCGGTGCGTGGCACGAACGAGTGCGCGCCCGTGTGGTAGGCCGGCTTGGCACACACACGCTTGCGATCTGGCGTATAGGCCGTGCACAACGGGCCACACAGCGGCTCGATGTCGTCGTCGTCCGACTCACCGACGTGGTTGGTGACGTAGGGCGCTGGCTTGCCCAGAATGCGACTGAGCGGCGCATCGTCCTCGAAGCGCTTGAAGATGTCGTCGTACTTCGCCGCGGTTTTCTCAGACTGTTCGGCGACCAGGTCGCAGTGCAATCGCACGGCGAGCATGTGCTTGCAGTCGTGGCGGCGAGCGTCGTAGCAGGTGCAGCTGGTGCGGGTGGTGAAGTAGACCTCGTTGCTGTCGGCGCTCGAGCGGATGCCGTAGGCCTTGCGGCCGTCATGGGTGCGGACTTTCAGCCACTGGCCGGCGTCGGTGGCGATGGCGACGGCTTTGGCGCCGCGCGGGTCGGATGCGGGAAGCAGTACGGTTGTCATCGGTTTGGACCCTCCTACGGTCTGAACCACGAGCAGGTCGGCGCCTCTAACGCTGGCCTGCTCTCTTTGCGTCACGTCTAAAGTATATTGCACACGCTACATGAGCGCAACATATAATGGTCACATGCTAAACATGAGTGAAACAGAATTCGCCGCGGCGCTCGCCGTCCGTGTCCGCACCCTGCGAATGCGGCACGCCTACTCTCAGGAAGAGCTCGCGAGGCGCGCGGGCCTCGCCCGCGGGGTCGTCATCAACGTCGAGAACGGTCAGCGCCTGGTCAGACCTGCCAGCGTGCGCAAGCTGGCCCGCGCCCTCGCCGTGACGCCGCTGCAGCTCACCAGCGACTGAGTACCATCCCCGAAACAACAGAAGTGCCCCGCGTCGCAAGTTGGCGAGCGACCGGGGCGTGGCAGATCAAACAGTTTGGAAAGGACTGACCTGCAATGACCAGTGTAACGAATACCACACCAGCATCCGACGGCCCCAGCCCGAGGCGTCGGAAGTCAAAATACCCCGAGCTTCGCATCACCGAGACCATGGTCGTTCACGATCCGGCTGCGCTTGGCAAAGCTGCCGAGGCCTTCGTGAAGGCGCTGTATCGAGTACGCGCAACGCAGCCACACGACGAGGAGCTGGCATAGTGGTCACCCTGGCTGAACGACGCAGGCTTGCCGCCAGCCGCCGCGACTACCTCCGTGTCGTCGTCACCGAGCTCGAGCGCCCGCGTCGCGTAGCACTGATGGTTCGCGTCAGCACCGAGGAACAGAGCGAGCGCGAGACATACAAGGTACAGATCGACACGCTCGAGGCGTTGGCGCGGGCGCGGCAGCTGGACAGCACCCCGGACCGCGATCGCGTCCACGTCGTCCACCGCATCGTCGACGACGGCGTGAGTGGTACCAAGCCGCTGAGTGAACGCTCGGACGGTCGTCGTCTGATTGGCATGGTTTGCAGCCGCGCTGACGAAAAGTGCCGCGGCGAATGCGGTGGCGGTAGCGGCGTTGAGATTGACGAGGTCTGGGCCACGCGCCTGGATCGCGTCGCGCGTCGTCTGCAGCTACTGATGGAGATCCACGTCTTCCTCGAGAGTCACGGCGTGAAGCTGGTCATCGATGACCCGCACATCGACACCAGTGACGAGTTCGGCAAGCTGCTCTTCAACATCCTGGGTGCGATCGCCGAATGGGAGCGCGACATCATCGCCAAGCGCACCGCGCAAGGCCGTCGCTCGAAGGTGGCACTGGGCAGGTGGAAAGGCGGCCTGCTGCCCTTCTGGTTATCCACTGATGAAAACGCCAACATCCTGGTTGAGGACCGACTGATCGACGCCTGTAAGCAAAGTGCGTCCGACCTGATGCGCGACATCATCCGCCGTATCACCAGCCACGAGGTCACACCCCAGGAAGAGTGCCTGCGCCTGACTGCGCTCGGCGTACCGCTCCAGGTGATGCCCAGTCTCGATGAGCCGGGCGTCCTGGTCGCCAAGCCCAACAAGAAGACGCGTGCCGACGGCGCCTGGCGTCCGAGCCAGCTCCGCGACCTGCTGCACGACACCAAGCTAGCCGGCTACTACAAGATGGACATCTACGCCCGAGATCGGAACGGCAAGCGCATCAAGGGCGAGGACGGCAAGTGGATCGTCCAGGAGACGATCGAGTCGACGTCGCCGGCGTTGATCTCGCAGGAGGACTACGACGCGCTGCAGGCAGCGATTGACGAGAACAGCCACCTGCCTCCGCCCAATGCTTCGCGCACTTACCTGCTGAGTGGTCTGATCCGCTGCGGGCGACCTAACTGCGGCTACACCTGGTCAGGTTTCACCGCCAAGGACCCTGGTTCAAAGGGCCCCGAAGATCACTTCCGGACTGACGGCAGTCGCGGCGGTCCAGGCAGTCGCGGTGGCAAGGGTCGCAAGGCGGGCACCTGGAGCTACTACCAGTGCAGCGCCGGCAGCAGTGCGACGACCGAGCGCCACCAGGACGGCCGCGGGTGTACGACGCGTTCGGGCATTCGCGCCCTGGAGATCGAGGGCGCGGTATGGGCGATCGTCGAAGCGATCGTGCGCAATCCGCAGCAGCTCCTTGAACGGGCCCAGGCGGAGATCGACGCCAGACGGGCTGACGTGCCTGCGCGCGATGCGCGTCTGGTGTCGATCCGCGAGCGACAATACGAGCTGTCACGCGAACGGGAACGTGTCGAGATGGCGCATCAGAAGGGCAGGAGCAGTTGGGCCCGAACTGAGCGCGAGCTGGACCACATCGACGCCCAGGTCGCCGAGCTAACCCGTGAACGCGCCATGCTCGAGTCGAACGAGCGCATGCTCGATTCGATGAACGCGCGTCTGCAACGCTCAGGCGTTGTTATCGCCGAGTACCGCGACAAACTCGACGACCTGGATGATGAGCGCAAGCGCGAACTCATTCGGCTGTTCGTGCCCGAGGTGGTCGCTTTGCAGAGCGGGCGCAAATGGAAGGCGCGCGTGGTCGTCGACCTGGGGGCGCTGGTAGAGCGCGAAGCGACGGCGGCGCTTGGGGCGCTTGTAACCGCTTGTGGGCAGCAGTCGTTTCGAGGAGCAAACCAGCCGGAGGTCGCAAATTATCGTCGCTGGGTGATCGAGCAGGCTCAGGCTGCTGCGCAGGATCATGATCCTGCAGCCCGCTCGCTGCAGTTCGAGGTTGCCCTCTCGTCGTCCAGCGATCAGGACTGAGGCGGCTGTAGCCCTGCCGCCTCGTCCTCCTCGATCCACTCAAGGATCTTGACGACCGCGGCGAGCATGTTCTGTCCGTAGAGCTCACCGCGTAACTCGACACGCAACCGAGGTCCGTCATCCTCAGAATCGGGTACCGGCGGAAGAGGTTCCACGCCAAGGTGTCTGAAGCAACGGCGGGGCGGCTCGGCCATGCCATCCAGTCTGCGCCGCCGGCATGGCCTGCCGGTGGACAGAGCTGGAAAGATTTAAAAGCTGTCCATCGCTGCAGCTCAGCGGGAGTCAACTTTGTCCGCTGGGTCGCTCAGGGCCAGTAATTCGTCGGGCTTGACGTGTAGCGCCGCGGCCAGCTTGCGGATCGTTTTCGGCCACGCGGGACGATCCTTTTCGAGCTTGATGATGGTCGAACGCGAAACGCCGGACGCCTTCTCGAGCTCTTCCTGAGACAACGAGCGCCGCTGGCGCCAGTATCTGAGGCGTGGCACGGGAAGCAGAGGCACGACCAGAGATGGTCGTACACGCGCCTCAGGCTGAACAGTGCCGGTCATGTGGCACCTGAATAGTACAGTAGTAGCGCGTGCTACTTGCACGGTCAAGTGCCGGCCGGCGTATTGACACGTTTCGTTTACGTGGCGTAAACGTAGCGCTTACATAACCACAAGCGAAGTATGAGGGCTGCGCAGTGCGGCAGTTGCGCGCCCGACGAGACCTGCACCCCCGCCGAGCACTGCGAGCCGCAACATGGAACGGATGTTCTATCATCCTGGGAATGGTGGGGGCCGCACGTGGGTGGAAGATCGTGCCGGTAGCGTCCAGTGGACAGATTTCAAATGTATCCGCGTTTGTCCTGCCGGAGCGCATGCCGGTGGCTGACGATGGACAGCAGCGCATGTTCCCCGAGCTCGACAAGCTCCTCGAAATCGAACGGCTGCGCCTCGAGCGCGAGCGACTGAAGCTGCTGCGCGAGGAGGCCAGGGCCGCGCGCCGGCACGCCAACAAGCCGGTCTCAACGTCGCCTCCCGAGTCGCCGCCCAGGCCCAAGCCTGCGTACCGGCCCCAGGACAAGAAACTGCGCGAGTACGAGACCTGCCGCGCCACCTTCCAGGGATACGAGCGGACAGTCCGCCTCACGGTGGGAGAGACAGGCGAGGTCACTCCGATGGCCATCTTCGTTGACGGCGGCGGTCCGCACCCCAAGACGCAGGCCAAAATCATGGGGCTATTCGGGCTGAGCTACCCGCGCCACTGGCCGCCAAGAACTTGGCCGGCGCACCCGCTCATCGAGCCCAACGGACAGATCTAAATCTGTCCAGGACAAATTTTTAAGCTGTCCATAGCTGTCACGCCAGGGGGGCCGGTGGCGGTGCATGCTGCAAGGCATGCGGGTGTACATGGAGGTTCCTGACGAAGACGCGGCGAAGGTGCACACCGCTGCCGTCAGGGAGGGGCGCGAGTTCCGCGGTCAACTCAAGTGGATCATTCATCTGTGGGCGCTGCTAGAGGCCCCGCTCGAGGAAAGAAGCGAACCTGAGCAGGTCGGCGAGGTCGCGTGAGCGATTCGTTCTTTCGGTGGCTGCACTACCACCCGGCTGAGGCCGACGCGTTGCGCGACGTGCCCGCGGGCGTGCTCAGCGCGGTCTGGGCCGCAGCGCTGAAGGCGGGTCGTCGCGAGGCGCTGCAGTCATCGGCCTACGTGCAGATCGTGCCGCTGCTGCAGGCGCTGCTCGACGAGCTGGTCGAGGACCGCGTCGACCAGGAGTTCGAGTCGATCGAGCCGAGCGACTACTGGCACGCCGAGGTGGAGGCGTGATGTTCGAGCTGCCGTGGTGGGCGTGGCTGCTGGCGGGCTGGCTGCTGGCGAGCGTGTGCCTCACTCTGGCGCTAGCGCGCTGGTTCAGGTACCTCCGATGAGCATCGCGATCGAGACGTGTCGCTACTGCGGGCGCAGCGGCGGCGACGCGTTCAGCTTCGGGCCCGACGATCCGGCGCCCGGCGTGTGTCCGACGTGCCTCGACGCACGCATGGCGGACGTTATGCGCAGTGCGGCGGAGCGGGCCGCGCACGAGCCCGCGTTCCAACTGAAGAGCTGGCTGCACAAGGAATTGGTGCTGCTGGGTCTAACACCGACCTGGGCCCAGCGCTTCGTTGACGGGCAATTCACGGCGTTCGCCAGCGCCCGACGGAGGGTCAGCCGCCGATGACGCCCGACGATCGGGCCTGGGCGGACTACTCCGACGGATTTCGTCGCGAGGTCCTGCCGAAGCTCCTCGACTCCGCGGTGTTCCTGTCGATCCACTCGGACAACCGCGACTTCGACGTCAAGCAGGCGACAGAGATGGGCGCCGCGCTGCTGATGGGCAAGCCCCTGCTGATCGTCGTGCCGCGTGGTCGCATCCTGCCAGCAGGCCTGCGGCGTGCCGCGGATGCGGTAGTCGACGACTGGGACGCCAGCGACCAGGGCGCCCAGCAGCGACTGCTCAACGCCATGCGCCGGCTAGGACTTATGCCGTGAACCTGGCCCTCCGCGGCCTGTCGTTCCCCGCGACGCGCGCCCAGGCGTACCGCGTCTCGCCGCGCGGCCCGTACTTCACCAAACACCGCCTGCTGCTGCTCCAGGGCGCCGGCGAAGACGAGCTCACCCGCTCGGTCAAGGCGTGCGCGAAGTACTACGGCTGGAACGGGGTGCACACCCGCGACAGCGACGGCGTGATGGAGAGCGTCCACCTCGAGCGGCTGGACGGGTTCACTGAAGCCAAGGGTGTCCCGGATTGGTTGTTCTGGCACGAGGAGCTGGGCCAGCACTTCTGGTCGGAGCTCAAGGGCGCCACCGGACACCTGGGCCCCTATCAGAAGCGCGAGATCCCGTCGATGCGCCGAGGTGGCGCCGTCGTGTTCGTCTGGTACCCGCGCGACGCGGTGACCATCGAGCGCGTCTTTCAGTACGGATTGGAGGCGTGAGGTGACGCAGGAACCGATCAGGGCGCGCGTCAGTTTCCGCAAGCAGGTCTCGGACGGCAACTACGGCACCGAGGCGGCCGAGGTCACACTGGACGTGCCGCTCGGCGAGGTGTACGACCTGAGTTCGGAAGCGGTGGCTGCGACCCTGGCGACCGCGCGGCAGCTGGTGCATGCCGAGTTAGCCCAATCGCCGGCGTGGCGGGTCAGGGACGCGGTGACGCCCTCCGAGTTGCCGCCCGCAAGCACCGGCACGCTGCCGGACGCCGACCCGGACCCGGAGGATCTGCCGTTGTGAGCGACGACGTGGAACTGGTGGAGGAGACGATCGCGCGCCTGCTCTTGGGAGTACCCGAGTTGTGCCAGCAGTTCGGCTGCCGGCAGCCGGTCCAGACGTGGTGTCCCCTTTGTCGTGCCTTCTTCTGCGACGAGCACGACGAGCTGTACCCCGTGAGAAAGCACGACTGCCTGCGCGGACGGGCCGAGGTGAGCGCGTGAACGAGCACCAGGAGCTCGCGCTGAAACAGCACTGTCGACTGGCGGCGGAAACCGCGCATCCACGTTTCGGCTGGCGCAACGCGACCCATTCGATCGTGCTGTCGGTCAACAGTGGCTATGAGTGACTACAGATGGGACTGGGCGGGCCCGTGTGGCACGCGAGCGCGGCAGCAAGCCAAGGCTGGCCCATTGGTCGAGAGACGCTACGACGGTTTGCGCTCGAAGCGCTGGAGGGCGTCGGCGATGCGAACCTTGGTGAATGGGAGGAGTGGACAGGCTATGCGTTTCACGTCCGACGTCGGTTGTCGGCTGCCGAACAGGAGCGCGTTGGCGATGTCATCGACATCCGCGGCACACCCGAAGCGCGGCGTCGGCTGCAGCGTGTCTGGCAGTACGCTAGCCGAAGTCCGCAGGGTCTCCGCGTTCTGCTTGAGGAAACGACCGGGGTGAGCGCGTGAGCGACGACCAGCTGCGCATCGTGCTGCCGTTCGGCTTCCTGCTCGTGCTCATCCTGATCTTCGCCCTGCGGAGTGCGGGCTAGTGGCTTGGGCGCGTACGCAAGTTCGGCGTGGCCCCGTGCGCTGCAAGCTGGGTGGGCCGGCGCCGTGCATTGACGACCTGTGCCACGGGGTCGACGTCACGATGTGCGGCCTGCACTACGGCTTCGACCTGTGCGACCACGGCAATGATCCGGAGCTCTGCGACGAATACCCGTGCGACGTTGAGCGCGAGGACGACTTCTGATGGCGCGCAACGTCGTCCTGGTCGCGTTCGGCATCGTCGTCGGCACGGTCTTCGGTGCGGCGCTGCAGATCCACGCCGCGGCTGAGGGCGGCGCCTCGGATCAGGTCGAGAAACCGGAAGTCGCGGAAGTGCCGGAAGTTGCGGAACCGACACCCGAACCGGGGTACGGCGTGTGGGACCGTCTTGCGCAATGTGAGAGCAGCGGCCGCTGGAACCGGAACTCCGGGAATGGGTACTTCGGTGGTTTGCAGGAGGACCTGGTGTTCTGGCGACGCCACGGCGGGCTGGCGTATGCATCGCGGCCGGACCTTGCCACACGCGGGGCCCAGATCGCGGTCGCCCAGCAGGGCCTGAGTGTGCAGGGATGGCAGGCATGGCCCGTGTGCTCGCGTGTGATTGGAGTGCGTTAGTGCCGAGTATCAACGTCACGACGCTCTACGGCCGCGACAACCGTATCCCGATGGTGCAGGTCGAAGTCCCTCGGGAGAAGGCGCAGCTGACCGTCGAGGAGGCCGAGGACCTGGCGCGCAACCTGGTGCATGCCTGCGAGGCGAGCCTGACCGACGCGTTCCTGATCGAGTTCTTTCAGCGCCCGGAGTGGGAGCTTCAGGACAACGTCTTGTGGGGGATCATCCGCGAATTTCGCGAGTGGCGCGAGGCACGCATCGCCAAACCACCCGAACAGGAGGCATCGACTGTATGACCCAAGCGATTGAACGCGCTGATCTACCAGCGCTCAGCGTCAAGCGGCAGGCGTCGAACCTCGCCCAGGTGACCGGCTTCAACGACCGTGTCATCCAGCTGATCCGCCAGACGATCTGTCCTGGCGCCACAGCGCTGGAGCTGGCGACGTTCCTGTACAACGCGCGCCGCCTCGGGCTGGACCCGATGACGCGGCAGATCTACTTCATCCAGTACGACCGCAACTCGCCCGGCGAGATCGTGGTCGGCATCAACGGCTACCGTGCCCAGGCCGAGGAGAGCGGCTGCTACGCCGGCTCCGACGAGGCGGTCTACGAATACGAGGACGTCGGCCAGCCGAAGGGCGCGCCGTCGAAGGCTACGGTCACGGTGTGGAAGATCGTCGCCGGGCAGCGTGTGCCGTTCACCGGCTCGGCGCGCTGGACGGAGTTTTACCCAGGCGAAGGCAAAAAGGGCGAGCAGTACCGCAAGCGGCCGCACAACCAGCTCGCCATCCGCGCCGAGTCGCACGCTCTGAGAAAAGGCTTTCCGCAGCAGACGGACCGCCTGCAGGTCCAGCCGGCGCCTGGCGCGTGGGAGGAGGCCGCCGCCGCGGACGAGCGCGTGCGCGACGACCCGGCGAAGATCGCGCGCGACGCGCGGACCTACGACCAGGTGTACGCCGCGGAGGACGACGTCGTCATTGCTGGCGATCGCGTCGTCGATCGACAGACCGGCGAGGTGCTCTCGCGAAGCGCCGAGCCTGGATTAAATAGCGCTCAGGACCTCACCACGCCTGAGCCGTCGGGTGCGGCGGCGGACCCCGCATCTCCGTCGCCGGCACCACCCGACCAGCTGGTCGACAAGTACCGCCGCAATCGGGAGCTCGTCCGGCGTGCGCGCGAGCTGCACCTCGACGGCTTCGAGCCGCTGGCGCTCGGCAAGGCGGACGACGTCGTCGAGGCGGCCAACCTGGAGCTCGAGGACAGAATTGCGCGCTTCGAGTTCGAGAACGGCGAGGTCGAGCGCCAGCGGGCGAGCGAAGGGCTGCAGTGACCACCAGCGAGGATCAGGTTGAACGTCTTCGGCACGACCTGTCCTGGCACTACGACGAGGTGGAGTATCTGCGGCGCGCGATGCGGCGGGCGCTCAACGCGATGCTGCGTCCGCAGTCGCTGGAGTGGCCCGGCGACGAATCGCCCATGATGGAGGCTTCGCCCATCTTGTCTGAGGCGCTGAGCCCTGCGCGGAGGCATCCATGACCACGAGCGTGGAGCGGCGGCCGGGCGAGACCGAGCGGGAGTATGCCTGGCGGGCGTATCCCGACGATGCGCGCGAGGTCCTCGAGGGCAAGGACGCGCCGTCGAGCCACTGTCGCCAGCCGATGTGCCACGCGCCGATCTGGTGGGGCCTCACCCGGGCGAACGGCCGGCGTTGCCCGTTCGACATTCAGCCCGACGGCACCAGGACCGGCACCAGCCACTGGCGTACGTGTCGCGATAGACCTGGCCGGGGCCGCTCGCGATGAGCATTGCCGTCGATCATCTGCGCGAGCGGATCGAGCACCATCCCGCGGGTGCACGACTGCAGCGCTGGGAGGTCCAGCGTATCGCCGAAGCGTTCGAGAGACGGGGAGATTTGTCGACCCGTGATACGCCGCGACGCATGGACCTGGACGCCTATCTGAATGGCTGGTGCGACGCACTCCGCCAGCATCACTACGCAGGCTGGAAAGACGTGTGATCGAACTCGTCTCGCCGGCCGAGATGAGAGTGCGCGAACTGACCGCGGAGTTCGCAGACAGTTGGCGGCGCACCATCGCGCTCGCCGTCGAATTAGGACAGGCCTTACTCGCTCTGAAACGCGAACTCGGGCATGGTCGGTGGCTGCCGTGGATTCAAGATCCTAGCCATTTCCCGATGGGCGAGCGTATGGCGCAACACTTCATGGCGCTAGGGACAAATGCGAAAGAAATTTCGTATTTGCCAGCTGAGACCACTCTGAGCGCGGCGATCCTATGGCTACAGTCGCAGCGACGAGCGCAGCGGAGCCTGCGCAATGGTTTGGTGCAGGAGGGCCTGCCGCGGCCGATTCCGCCGACGGTCCAGATTGAGCTCGGCGACGCCAGACGGTTGCCGCTGGACGACGGCTCAGTCCATCTCGTTGTGACCTCGCCGCCGTACAACGCCCGCCTCATGTATGACGGGTACGAGGACTGGCTGCCCTGGGAGGACTACTGGGATGGCCTGATCGTCCCGGCGCTGCGCGAGGCGTACCGCGTGCTCGTACCGGGTGGGCGCCTTTGTCTCAACATGGCCAACGTCGTGCGCCAGGATGTCGAGGGCGAAGCGCGTCCCGGTATCTATGAGGCGTGGCGGACGAATGGCACGCGCAAATGGAGGCCGCCAGGCTCGAATGGCCGTCCGTGGGCGGCATTCATCGACGCCTATCTGCTGCCTGCGCTGGAGGATGTGGGCTTCATGCTGCGCGAACGCATCACTTGGGTAAAGGGTGAGAGTCCGGAGCAGGTCACGTCGCAGTCGACGGCATGGGGCACCTGGTGCTCGGCGGAAAACCCGGTGCTGCGCGCGGTCGCCGAGCCCGTGTACGTCGCATCGAAGACGACCTGGGCGCGCGAGCCGGCTGACAGCGACTTGGAGCCGGAGGAGTTCAAAGCGTGGACGCGAAACGCATGGTTCATTCCGGCAGTGCTGGAGTCGGACGCTTGGGGCAATCCCGCGGCCTTCCCGGTTGAGCTGCCGCGCCGGCTGATCAAGCTGTACAGCTACCCGGGCGACCTGGTGGCGGACCCGTTCATGGGCGGTGGCACGACGCTGGTCGCCGCAGCGAGGTTGGGGCGCTGGGCGTACGGCTGCGATGTCAGCGAGCGCTATGTCGCGGTGGCTCGCGCGCGTGTGGGAGCGGAGATCAATTCAGAAATGGAGCGATAGCGATGCAATTTCGTGCACGACTGGCGCAGGTGGTGGGCGCCGCGCCGAAGGATCCGGAGAAGCCACTGGCGATCACGGTGAAGCTCGAGCCGATGCTGCTCGAGGATCCGGAATGGGTGTTCGATCGTCTGGGACGCTACCTCATGGTGGAACTCAAGGATGCGCCCGTGCCGCGCACGCCGATTGAGGACGAGATCGCGAAGTCACTGGGATAGGAGGAGCGATAGCGGTGGCGGTGCTGGACACGCACTGGCATGCCAATCCGAAGATTCTGGCGCTCGGGCTGGATGCGATGGGACTCCACGCGTGGAGCATCAGCTACTGCGATGACCTCCTGACAGACGGCTTCGTCCCCCAGGGCGCGCTGCCGCTGCTGCCGCGGATCAAGCAGGCGGTAAAAGCGTTAGTGGCAGCCGGTCGTTGGGAAGCCGTCGAGGGTGGCTACCAGCTCCACGACTACCTCCGCCACAACCGCAGCCGAGCGGAGGTCGCCGCGTATGTGGCGCACAAGGTGGCCGCCGGTCAAGCAGGTGGTCAAGCATCTGCTCAAGCACGTGCTAGAGCACCTGCTCGACGAAATGGCAAGCACGATGTCTAGCACCTGCTCAAGCAACCGCTCAAGCAAACGGCAAGCAACCGCTCAAGCAAAATCCAACACCCGGTCCCGGAGTACGTCGCTAGCTCTTACTTACTCCTCTACCGGCAGCAGCAGTAGCAGCCGGACCGGGAGCACGACCGGAGACCTGACGCCGGTGAGCCGCGCGCGCGAGAGTCGCTCGCTGAGTTCAGACGCGGGGCGACGCAGGGCTGCTGCTGCTGCTGCAATTTTGAATTTTTCGAGGAGTTACGATGCCTGTTCGTGAGTCGCCACTGTCCGAGTCCGACGCGCGTCAGATGGCCTGGGACTTTCGAGAAAAGTTCAAAAATTCTGAGGCCTTCGAGTCGGCGTGGCACGCGCTCTTCGAGCTCAAAACCAGCATCACGCCAGCCCTCGCACGCCGCTTCATGACCGAAGAACTGCTCAAGTACCGCGCTCACCTGGCAGGTCTCGACGAACCGCCACCGCCCGGCGGGCCACCACCCCAGCAACTCCGATCCGAGTCGTATCGCTGCCCGGGATGTGAGCGTGACCTGCCCGAGTGGTCACGCCATGGACATGCGGACGACTGTCGCAATGCCAACTGTTACAGGCTCGAAGTTCGCTTCCGTGAGGCCAAGCGCCGCGAAGCCAACAAGGCCAGGGCCACGGCATGACAACCAGGTGGCTGCCAAATGGAGACCCTGTGAACCTGCCAGACATCGATCGGGCTGATTGGATGCGGATGGCTGTTTGGCCCGACTCGGACGCGCATCCCGACATCGACGACTTGCGCTGCGACTCGCCGTTGGAGCAACGCTTCGCCTGGTTTGCCCACAAATACTTGCGTGAGCATGACTTGCGTTCACAGGTTCCCGTCGGACCCTATCGACTGGATTTTGTCTTTGGTCCCGTCGCCTTCGAGTGCGATGGATTCCGCTTCCATTCATCGTCCCCGCAACAACAACGCGACGCTCGGCGAGACACGTTCATCCTGCAATCAGGCGCCGTCACGGCGCTCTATCGCATCCCGGGCCATGTCTTGCACGCTTGGCCAGAAGCATGCTTCGCGACATTCGCCGCGTGGAACCCTGAGATCTTCAGCAGCCGCGGTCTGATCAATCTGGAGCGTTACGCGCAGGAGTCGCGCGACCTCGGCATTGTCCGAAAAACGGCGTGACATGCACTGCGTCTGCTGCGGCACACTCCTGGACGTCGACGTGATGCACCGCTACTGCTCGGTCCGCTGCGCCGAGGATCAACTGCGCGCCGTCGGTACGCTCCTGCACTCCACGCCACGCCACGTGCTGTCGATCGAAGAGTGGCACGACCTCAGCGCCGACTACGCCACCGAGCTCGAGCTGCTCGGCCGTGTGGAGGGGCGGGGTGCCCAGTCTCAGGGGTCGTGCGGGCCGCGGGCTGGTCACCTCGTGACCCATACGCCAATGCCAGGTACCCGGGTGCCGCACTTCCGACAGTTCTGCGCGGCGTGCGGCGCCGACTGGCCCTGTGCTGGAGCCGCGTGACCCCATGCCGTCTGATCACCCCATACCGCCGCAAAAGTGCGGGCGGCGTACGCGCACCGGTGGCAAGTGCACGCAGTGGGTGATGCGCGGTCAGACCGTGTGCAAGATGCACGGCGGCAAGTCACCCCAGGCGCTCGCGTCCGCGGAGGAGCGCATGAAGGCGCTGGTGCATCCGGCGCTCAGTCGCTTGCAGCAACTCATCAATCACGCGGACGCCGACGGCGTGTCGTTGAATGCCATCAAGTACGTGCTGGACTACGCCGGCTTCAAGGCCACCGAGAAGGTGACCACTGACGGCCGTCAGGTGATCGAAGTGGAGTACGTCGGCCGCGCGCCGGCGACGGTCTTCGACGTGCCGCACAACGGGATTGCGCTGGAGTGAATGCCACGCGTCAGACTGCTGGAGCCACACCCGGCGCAGCGTGAGATCCTCGCCCATGCAAAACGGTTCAATGTGGCATGTTTGGGGCGGCGCACCGGCAAGACCACGCTCGCGTTGAATGTCCTCGCCGAGGATGCCATTCACGCGCAACCGGTGGGCTACTTCGCTCCAACGTACAAATTGCTGGCCGAGTTCTGGCGCGAAGTGAAACACACGCTCAACGAAGTGATCCGCATCAAGAGCGAGCAGGACCACCGCCTCGAGTTGATCAGCGGCGGCACGCTCGAGTGCTGGTCGCTCGACGACGAGAACCCGGCCCGCGGACGCAAGTACGCCAAGATTGTCATCGACGAGGCGGCGATCGTGCGCAACCTGGTGGACATCTGGCAACAGGCGCTGCGGCCGACGCTCGCCGACTTGCGCGGCGGCGCGTGGTTCCTGAGCACACCCCGCGGCCTGAATGCGTTCTATGACCTGTACCAGCTCGGCCAGGATCCACTGCGCGACCAGTGGGCGTCCTGGCGCATGCCGACCAGCGTCAACCCGTTCATCGACCGCGGCGAGATCGAGGCGGCGCGCGCCGAGCTGCCCGAACGGGTGTTTGCCCAGGAGTACCTGGCCGAGTTCCTGGTGTTCGAAGGCGGCGGCGTATTCCGCGGTGTGGATAGCGTGGCGTACCTGCAGCCGGAGCCGCCGCGCGAGGGGCACGTGTATGTCTTCGGCGTCGACTGGGGCCGCAGTAACGACTTCACGGTCATCAGCGTCCTGGACGCAAGCACCAACAGCCAGGTGGCTGTGGACCGCTTCACCCAATTGGACTGGGAGTTCCAGGCCGAACGCCTGCATCGTTGGGCAGACCTGTACCAGCCTCGAGCGATCGTGGCGGAGACGAACGCGATGGGCAACCCGATCGTCGAGCGTCTGCAGCAGGGCTACTCGAGGATGATCGGCGACTCACGCCGCGCGCTACCGATGCAGCCCTGGCTGGCCACCAACGCCACCAAAGCCGCGGCCATCCAGGCCCTCAGCCTGGCCATCGAGAACGGCGACCTGGCGCTGCTCGACGACCAGGTGCAGACGTCCGAGCTGCTGGCCTACGAAGCGCAGCGGCTACCGAGCGGCATCCTGCGCTATGGCGCACCAGGCGGCGCACACGACGACACCGTCATCGCACTCGCATTGGCGTGGCTCGGCACGATACGTCCCGCGGTGAGTACGCGCTCGAGCTACGCCTTCTCGCGCTAGGTCTTGGGTGTGGTCTGCGCTGACGTGGACGTGGTCTGCTTGCTGGACGGCGCCGGCGCCGACGTGGGCGTGTCAGTCTTGGGCTGGACACCGGCGTTGCGCTGCAGGTTCTGGTTGCGCTCGTCCTCGAGCGTCTTCTGCTCGTCTTCAATCTCGTCAGGCGTCTTCGGCACGCCGGCCATGCGGGCCATCGTCTCTTCTGGCGTCTGGCGCCGCGGCTCTGGTTGTTGTGGTTGGCTCATGAGCCAACACTACCGCACGTGCAGTGCCACGACAGCAAGCCGGCTCAATGTTTCACGACGATGTTTCACGGGCTACACTGAGCGCGGCGTGGCCGACGATCCGCCGAGCGCGACGTACCTGTCCGAGCTCCAGACAGAAATGTTTGATCGGTACCGGCGCGACGACGTCCAGATCGACACCGCCCGCGCGCAGCGCGAGATGCGCATCCCGGCCATGATGGGCGCCGACGAGAAGTACACGCTGGTCAACGTGGATCCGCGCGATCCCGACGTCAGCGAAGAGGGATTTCAGCAAACCGCGATGCTGACCCTCGAGCGCCCGAAGCTGCACCTGGACGGCGGCGAGTCGGACACCGCGCAGACTGCAGCCTCGCAGCGTGAGCATTGGACCGAAGAAACGTTGTGGCAGTGCGGGTCCAGGACGCCGGGCATGGACACGATGAACTTCATCACCGATGCCGCGCTGAATGACGGCGGCGCATGGGCCAAGATCCTGTTTCTGCCCGACGCGTGGGATAAACGCTACGCGTACCCGGTGCCCAATCCCGGCGAAAGCGCCGAGGCGTGGCAGCACTACGACAAAGCCACCGAGGACGTGAAGAAGCAGTGCGGTCCTCCGTTCGCCTGG